TCCCATTTGGCTTGATTTAGTATATAACTTGCTTGATTGTGTCTACTGCGTCCTACTTTTTCTCTTATAGTTTGATTAGCAGGTTTAACTTCTATAACTTCTACTCTACTTTTACCATTTTTATCAGCATATGCTATAAAAAAATCTGGCACATATATTGTATGCTTACCTGTTAGTGGATTACGATAAGGTATGCGTACTGCTTCACTTGCCCATTGTGCAACATTAGGATGTTCGTCACAAAATCTCATAAAAGCAAACTCCCAACTGCTTCTATAAGTTGGATGTTTTCTTCCTACATATTTTTGAGGATTTTTACAATTAAACTTACCTTGGGCAAAACGAGACATAGCATTATACCACTATGTTTCTTTTTTCTAACTTTTCAACTTGTTGTGTTCGTTTAAATCCGAGTGTGCTTGTTTTAGCTCTATTATAGTTGAGTACTTCTGTAACAATTGAACTTAGTTGAACACTATCTAGTCCTTTTAGAGTATCTAACAACTGAAAAACATTTACTGAATCAATTTTTGATTGTTGCAATAGCACACTTCCAACACTTATTGCTGCTTCTTTATCAAATCCTCTTTTAGTAAAAAATCCAATTACTGCATCAACTTGGTTACTTGGAAAACTTAATTTTTTATCAAAATATGTATCAAAAAATTCTATTACTTTTTGATCTGATTTTTTTGTTTGTTTTGGTAATTCGCTCATCTTAAGTTCCTGTCACTTGATTTCTATATGCTTGTTTAGCACCATCAGGAAGTGCATTGTATGCTGCATTTCTTTCATTTACTCCGCCTGCATTTCCTTGTGCTTGATAGTCTTTACCAAATGCTTGTTTTGCTGCACTTTCTATTTCAGCAGGACTACTGCTACTACTTACTTTATTTAAAGCACTTAACCCAGCAACTGCGGCTGCTCCTAATAAAACATCTGTTGCTCCGCCACTGCCGCCATTTTTAGGAAAGAATGCATTACTTACTCCGCTTACATCTGTTCCTGCTGCCGCACCAATAGCTCCTTTTAATAAACTAAAGCCTTCTTCACGTAAACCTTCAGAACTTAATCCTCTTACATTTCCTATCAATTGAGCTGCTGCTAAGCCTGCTTCAAACGGATTGCTAAATTTGCCGCCACCTTTAGTAATATAATCGTATAAGTCTACGCCTGCGCCAAAAATTCCACCTAGTCCAAGTTGTCCTCCTCCAAGTAAACTTGCAGGACTTGGTGTCGTATCGTAATGTGCTGGATCTCCAAAACCAGTTGGATTACCATTCGCTCCTGCTTCTATACTTCCTCTGTCATACCAAACAGCTTCATAGGCAACAGTGATACGATTTTCCATCATACCTGCTCCGTCACTTGAGTCAACATTGTCATGACCCCAATTGGTAATAATTGGATTTACTAACGTATAGGTTGTATATGTTTTTCTTGACAATTGACTTATTTGAATATTATTAATAAACGGAACAGTAACATTATTGTCTAAACCATATGCATACTCGTTATATATTGATCCTAGGTATGTATTGTCTCCCGGAATTTTATCATATCTTCTATCAGGTGGACCAATCCCTGGAGGTGCAGAAATATTGTTGTTTACAAAATTTTTATTGTAAGCATAAGGAAGTTTGCCATAGTTGCCGTCTGCAAAATAATATCTATAGTATGCTTCTAAGATAGCAGTTGTTACACCAAAGTTATCATCATGAAATGTTATGTTGACTGGATCGTAACTGATGCTAGTTTGTATATTTTTGATTCTATTGTATTTTTTCTTTGTGTCTACAGTTGCAGTATACTTTGGCAAATCTGCATTTTTAACCAATAAACCAATTTCGGTTTTGTGTTTTTCTCCAAGTTCTTTAATGTTATCAAATGCAACTTGATTGAATTGGAAATAAACATGATAAAGAAATTTAGATTTAGGTGCTAATCTAAATGCATCTTCTACAAATGTTTTGCTGGCGTGTCTAAAGTCGCCAAGATTGCCTTTTGGACTAAGTGCGCCACTTACTAAATTATCTAAAAAACCTGTGAACTTTCCCATACTAATATTTATCTTATTAAAATATGTGCGTATATAATGAAAAAGGGATACTGATAAAAATCAGTACCCCTTTAAAGATTAGGAACTTTATTGTATTATGCGCCGCCGCCAGTAACTAAAGTATTTACTGTACGTCCAACTGCTGTACCAATACCAGTACCTTGTGGTGTCTGGATTGCATTGTCATAACGTATGTTTAATGTAACTGTTACAGCATCTGAAGTTGCATATGCAAGTGTATTGTAGTTTGCACTTTCACAATAACAACCGTATAACTCAAATGTTTCAAGCACATTAGGTGTGTTAGCACCGTTACCACCATCAAGGATTTCAATTCTTGTTGTAAATTTGTAATCCTGTCCTGATGCAGCACTTGACTGCTCATAAAAGTCAAACTGTTTCTGAAGTTGTTCGCCAACAAGTTTTTGTACATTGTTGTTAACATCTTCACGCAAGTTAAGTGTAATTGGTTCCCAAGTGTGTTTACCTGCCAAATATACTTTTGAATTGTAAATGTCTAATGTCATTTGTTCAAATGATACATTCGGACGAGTTACATCAACAACTTGCTTGGTTAATTCTGTTGTCGGAGTCGAAGTTCCGAAATTTTCCAAAGATACCCTAAAACGATATTGTAATTTGGGCATCAACAGGCCTTGGTTGCTTGCAGAATCTCCGCTTGCCAAAGGCACTGTAATTTTTGATAGTGTTGATATTGCCATTTAATTTGCTCCTAATCTATAAGTATTTATCATTCTTATAGTCCTGCTATTTCTCCAGTATTTTTAAGTCTCAGTGGAATGTAAATAAATTCAACTGCCTTAACAGGTTCAATAGCAATGTCTAGGTATAGTTCATTTCTATCAATCCTTGCTGGAGTATTGTTTGACTCATCACATACAACTAAGAAGTCGTATAGTGCTCTTTGACCAACAAGTTCAAGCATTAAGCTCTCTGCAGCTTGTTTGATCTCATCGCGTGTGATCTTGTCATTTGGTTCAAACAAGTATGGTTTAGCAAGTTGATTTAGCTGACTACGTAAGTAGATAACCAAACGTGCTACATTGATTCTATCCAATGAACTAGCTGCTAACTGTCTTGTTTTCTGACCAAAAGCAACTAAACCTGCACCTGTAATGAATGTAATTGGGTTCACTGCATTTGCGTACAGTGTATCTCTTTGACCTTCATTTAGTGCTATTGATTTAAATTCACCTTCTGATGTAATATATCCTGTTGAACTTGCGTTTGTAATGCCACCACGTCTTGTACCTGCTGGAGCAAACCATGGAAACGATACTTGATCGCTAAGTGCAATAGTTCTCATCATCATATGACTTGGTGGAACAACAACATTGTTACCAAAGTTGTCACTTGTAAATCCACTTGGATAATAAACAGCCAAATATGGATCTGTAGTTACAAGTCCGTTGTCATTGTCTTCCACTGCAAGGTTAACATTTGTTGCCCAGTTGTTAATACTTGTTGCATCACTTGTTAGTCTGAATGGTGAATCACCTAGTACAAATGCTGTTAAGCCTCTGTCGTAGTTTAGTGATTTCATTTCACCAATTAGTTCTGGATAAGCAGGACATGCCATCAAGTTAAAGATTCTTGATTCGTTGTCTCTGATATCTTCATTTGAATTAACCAGTGCTTGTAGAGCTTGGACAACAACTTTACGCTGTGCTTTACGTCCAAAAGTACCTGAACCGTCTTCTTGGTTTGCACTTTCAGTTACCCAACGATCAGCATCATATGCAGCCATTGATTGGCCTGTGCCGCTACCGTATCTTGTGTTGTTACCTGCTGTGTTAATGTAGTTCTTAACATATTTTTTAACATTAAATCCACTTCTACGTAGATTCCATAACAACATTCCTTTTGGATATAGTGCTGGATCTGGAGAATCAGGATCTACATAATCACTTGCTAGTAGATCATCAATATCTCCTGCTGTATCACTGTTTGCACCTGCTGTGTTATAACGTGCATCTGCAAATACAATACCGTTTTCAGTAGTTTGATCACCTGTATCTACTAGTACCCAATTATCTTCTTCATTGGCATTTCCTAGTGCAGCATCATATTTGTAAATTTTTGGATAGTTTTCTAAATCTGAAGTATCAATCCAAATATCACCTGTTACAAGAGCTGTGCCATCACTTTGTTTAGTTGGTGCACTTGCTGTAACAAGTGGTCCTGCTGGATCTGTTGCTTTTGTGCTATCTACATTGTAGAATGGACTTGCTGTAGAACTTTGTCCACTTGCGCCATCATATTGATAACCAACAAACTCGCTACCGTTATGTACCATGATGTCTACTTCATCTACAATTGAATTGTACCAAAGTGTTCCATCTGCTGTTGTTGCTGTAACTGCTGTCGGACTTGCTGTAAAGAATCCTTTTCCTGAATCATTTACAGGACTCCAAAGACTTGCTTGTAAAACAGTAGGATTTGCAGTTGCATCATCTTCAGTTGTACCTGCTTCGTCAAATCTTGTACCTGCATAAGTTCCTGGTGCATA